TTATCAAAGAACTAATGGATGTCGGTATCAAAAATGATGATAACCTTGTTAAACTAGCCACTCTATATCAAAGAATAATGTCTAAACAAACGGTTGATGATAGTGATGTTAGTTTATTAACTGAAGAAGAAAAAGAACAACTTATGGCTTCTTTAGAAGATGTAGCAGATGACCTACAGAAAAAGAAAGATGAGATAGTCTCTAAAGATCCTGTAGACATGACCGAAATAAGACAAAAGTATGGTGACTCATAATGCCCGTTAGGCCAGATAATTTTGTAAAATCAAAATCAATAGTGTTTAACATTGGAGTGGTTAAGAGAGTTCATCTAAATGATACTGATGATTTTAAGCAATCAGTTGAGACTAATTCATCACAGATGATTGATTTATATTCTTTAGGTGATGATTCAACCTCATCGGGTATACTGAGAAACGAGACTGCTAGACCTATGTTTAGGGGAATTAGTGATTCCATTACAGCAAAAGATATGGTAATTTATACAAAAATTAATGAAACTGTATATTACATAGGACCTCTAAACAATTATAATAATCCAAATCAATGTACTGCTAATTTCAATGTCGATGAGTTAATAGGAAGAGGTAGTGGAGATAAAAGTTTATTTAATCCAGATGGTTCTGGTATAGATTTTCCAAAATTAAATAACACTAAACTTCAGAAACTAAAAAATAAAAAAATGGATTTAGTTTCAGATAAAACATATGAAACATCTAAGTTATCAGATTTGACTTTTGAAGGCAGACATGGTAATTCTATTAGATTAGGATCTAGAGATATATTTCCTAGCATAACAATAGATAATAAATCTGTTGGAAAACAAGAAAATATAGGAGTGGGCTCGACTATATCCATGTTATCAAATGGTTCTATTTATGAAAACTTTGGTATAGAACAAGATAAATATTTTTTATCAGTAGATGTCCCAAAAGAAAATCCTAATAATTATACTTTAAACAAAGGTGATGGCGTTCTCGATAGATTTGATTATGAATACGCCAAGGTAGATGACTCAATAAATTTTGACCAAATAGTAATTTTATCTGATAGAATTACTTTTGATGCCAGAAGAAGTGATTTTACTGTATCATCAAATAATAATATTAATTTTGGAGCTACAAATAATTTCACCTTAAATAATTCAGGCTACTCAATTATTAATTCTAATAATATTTATTTAGGAGAGAAGGCGAGAGTAAAGGCTGAACCTATGGTGTTAGGTAATGAACTGAGAAATATTTTGGTTAGATTATTAGAAATATTAAATAGTGCTAGAGCAAATGTTCAAGGTGTACCATTACCATTGGTAGATAGTAATTTAGAACCTTTAAACTTAGCACCTAACAATGATATTGGTATACTATTACAGGAATTAAAAGATTTAAATCCACAGAATGGTGGTGGATTTTTTAGTAGACACCATTTCATAGAACAAAACGACAGGAGTCAAAACAATGAAGGTTAATATATTTAAGAAATTAATAAGAGAAGTAGTAAGAGAAGAGTTAGATTATAAATTTTCGTCACTTGAAAAAAAGTTAGATGAAGTGTTAGTTAGTAGTAGATCTAATAGTATAGTTGAAGATAGAGCGCCACAACCCGTCTCGTCTCAGTCAAAAAAACAACCTGTTTCGGCAACACCAAAAAGTAATAAAACAACTCCGTTAACAAAAGACTCTATTCTTAATGATATCTTAAATGAGACTGCTAATAGTGGTGAATGGCAAAACATCGAAAAAGAAGCAGAAGTTAAATCTGTAGTTGATAATACTCAGAATTTACCTGACCATTTAGCAAATGCTTTTACAAAAGATTATTCACAAGTACTAAAAAAAGCAGAAGAAAAGGCAAAGTTTAATCGTGGGACTTAAAACAGACATATATAACGCATTTAAAGATAGTGTCGGTGGTGATTCTGATAATATAGATACACTAGCTCAAGCTTTAGAAGATGCTATGGTTAAATTTATGAAAGCACAAGAACTGAAAATTACCGAGTTGGAAGCTCCATATAATATATTACCTGGTCAGATTAATGTGGTCGGTGCTAGTGGACCAAGTTCTAGTACAGCACCTGTAAAAGGTATAGTTCAGGTAAGTGAAACATCTAATAAGGTGATGGATGGTAAAGTACCAGCAGGTGTAAATAAATCTAAAGTGATAGCTAAAAAAATTAAGGGATTAGGTTAATGGCAATACTTGACAGAAGAAAAGATAGATTTGTAGAAGACCAAGATAAAAGAGTCTCTGTGGGAATAGAGTTTCCTTTTGGAAGAGTTGGTGGTGGTGATGGATATTTTAAATCAACAAAAACTACTGTTGAATCTATAAAAAATAATATTAAACTTCTTTTACAAACTCATAGGGGTGAAAGAGTATTTCAACCAAACTTAGGTATGGATTTAAGGTCACTTATATTTGAACCATTAACTGAAGATATTACAATACAAATAGAAAATAATATTGTAGATGTATTCAGTAGGTGGCTTCCTTTTGTAGATTTAAGAAACATTAATGTTAATCGCAGAGATGATTTAAATCAAGTGAATATTAATATAGATTTTAACATAAGAAGGGCACCAAATAGTTTAGAAAGTGTTCAAGTTACATTTGATGGTGTAGGTGCTGGAAACAGTACAAGTAATGGAGCATACTAATGGCATATACAGAAAAACAAAAAATAAAACCAACTAATGTACAATATACAAGTAAAGACTTTAGTTCAATAAAATCTGATTTAATTGAATATACTAAATCTTATTTTCCTGATACATATAAAGATTTTAATGAAACATCACCTGGTATGATGCTAATAGAGTTATCAAGTTATGTAGGTGATGTTCTTTCTTATTATATTGATTATAATTACAAAGAAAACTTGTTATCAACGGCAACAGAGAAAAGAAACATTCGTAGATTATCAGAGTTCTTAGGATACAAACCCGTTAATAAAACACCATCTGTTGCAAAACTAAAAATAGAAACAACCATAAATGCTGATGGGACAACTGGTCAACCTAATTATGGCGAAGCACCATCTTCAATAGATAGTGGTTTACAAATTGCTTCGAATGTAGATAGTGAAATTCTATTTGAGACTACCGAAGAAGTTGATTTCACATCAAGTGGATCAGGTGATCCTATTATAAGTGCGCCATCTCTTGACTCTAATGGAGAAGCTAGTTCATATACTTTGACACGATTTGTACGAGCTATATCTGGTCAGACAAAAACAAAAACATTTAATATTTCAAGTCCTACTAAATTTTTAGAATTGGATTTAGGTGAAAGTGATTTAATTGAAATAACAAGTTGTATAGATGGTGCTGGACAAAAGTGGTATGAAGTAGATTATTTAGCACAAGATAAAATTTTAAAACAAACTCATTATACAGATGATTCTACAAGAACAAGTGCTTATGACCAAGGTAATGCTGATAGTACTACATCATCGATACCTATTCCATATGTTGCTGAATACATAAAGTCTACTAAAAAATTTACAACTAAGTTCGATGAGGACACTCAAACATATAAAGCTTGTTTTGGTAATGGATTGTTTAGGTTTAGTAATTCTGGTTCAAATGTAGATCCTGTTGAACAAGCCGGTGTGACAATTAATGGAACTAATCTTGCTGATGTTCCAAGTGCTTTAGGAGTTGTAGTTGGTAATAATCCAAATTTAGGAGAAACACCATCAAATACTTCATTAACATTTACTTACAGAGTTGGTGGTGGTGCTAGTTCAAATGTTCAAGCTGGAGAACTTAATGTTATAAATAATGCTCCAGAAGGTGTATCGATAACCGTATCAAACGAAGAACCTACAACTGGTGGAACAGATGGACAAACTGTTGAAGAAATAAGAAATAACGCTAGTTCGTTTTTTGCTTCCCAAATGAGATGTGTAACTAAAGAAGATTATCAGTCAAGAATATTATCTCTTCCACAAAAGTTTGGTAGTATTGCTAAATGTATTGTGGAAAGACTAGATGGTGGTGCTTTATTAGTTCACACTCTTTCTTACAATCAAAATAAACAACTTGTACAAACACCAGAGTTAGTATTACAGAATATAGGAACTTACATAAATCAATATAGAATGATAAATGACCAAGTTGGATTTGGATTTACTATTCCTGATAACAACGGAACAACATTTTCTGGTTACGTAATTAACTTTGGAGTTCGTTTTGTTGTTAATTATGATAGAAGGTCAAATTCTACCGAAGTTAAATTAAATGTAATTCAAGTAATTAAAGATTTCTTTAAGATAGAGAAGATGCAGTTTAGACAATCAATTAACATGAACGATTTACAATATAACATCTTAGGATTAGATGGTGTAATCGGTATTAAGGAATTAAAATTATTTCAAGATGGAAATAATGAATATGCTAGTGGTAGAAAGTTATACTACTATAAAGGGGATGGTGAGATTATTGGAACAGATAGTAATTATGGATTTAAATACAATTTCGATAACGCTTTACGAGATGGTGTTATAAGACCATCAGTTTCTTCTGCTATATTTGAATTACGAGATCCTAACCAAGATATTTATGGGAAGGTAATATAATGCACAAATATTTTTTTACAACTAAAGATACCTTTATCAATAGTGGTTCAAATCAAACTACAGGCGAAGACTTTAAAGATAAGAATACTGGACAAGATGAGATTCTTGAATTAAAAAAAGTATTCTTTGATAGAACATTTTCTCATCCAACTCGTATACTACTTCAGTTTGATACTGATGAAATAGAAAGTTACATAAGTTCATCTGTTTTACCAAAAGACTATAAATTAAACTTAAGATTATATGAAACAGAAGGTACAAGTGGATTAACTGAAGAATATAAAGTAGCTGCTTACCCTTTAAGTCAAGAATGGGATGAGGGTGTTGGTAAAGAATTAGACGAACCTAAAACAACAGATGGGTGTAGTTGGTTGTATAGAAAAAACAGAGAAGGTGCTTCTGAAATAACATGGACAACACCTGGTGGAACTTATATTGCTGGTGATGAAGTTAGTCAATCCTTTTCATCTGAATCGCCTGATATTAACATGGATATAACTTCTCTTGCTAATAAATGGTTTGGTGATGCAAATTCTAACTATGGTATGTTAATAAGATTTTCTGGTAGTAGAGAACAATCTACAGGTAGTTTTGAAGACATAAAATTTTTCTCAAGACAAACCAATACAATATATTCTCCTAAGATAGAATTAAAATGGGATGACCACTTACCAGCAACGGGTTCTAACACAGGTAGTTTAACCACATTAGATGTTTCTGGTAATAGTGAGAACTACCTATACCCTATACACTTACGAGAAGCGTATAAGGAAAACGAAACCATAAAATTTAGATTTGGTGCTCGTAAAAGATATATACAAAAATCATTTACAACATCGGTTCAAACTATTAGTGGTAGTTTTATACCACATGGTAAGGGTGTTTATTCTATTATTGATATGGCGACAAACGAATCGGTTGTTCCATTTAGTGCTTACACGACAATGAGTTGTGATACTACTTCTAACTATTTCAAACAAGACTTAAATGCCTTTGAACCAAATCGTGCTTATAAAATATTAATAAAAGTTAACCACGATGATGGTCAAGAAATAATCTACGACAACGACTTTGAATTTATATTAAGGACTTAATCATGGCTTACGGAAACACTAGTCAAGGAGAAGCTGAAGGAGCAGAGTCTACTGTTGTAAATCCTATTGTAGAAGTAAACTTACAAGCAACAGAAGACGATAGGTTTTTCTTCCAATCTAATTCAGAAGAACAATATGTTGGAGCTTATCATCGTCATGAAGATGGAACTTTAATGATTGGTGTCGGAGTTCTAGGTATCGGCCATGATATAATTCCTGATGAAATTATTTTTAAAAAAATTGGAGATGGGGATATAAAAGAAACTCGTGAAAGAGTTAGTGATATCTTTTACAAATTATGGTTTGAATCGAACACTCTTACTGATAATGAAATTCTTTCGATGCAAACAACTATTCGTGATGGGATAAAACAAACAGGTCGATCTGAAAATGAACCACTTGTATTTTATAAAAAAGATAGAAACACTTTAGAAAGTAGAAAAGATTTACAAGGTGATACGTTTGAACAAATATGTCAATATATTTTTGATAATAATATAAATAATTTTGATGGTCTATTTTCCTTAGAATCAACACCAGGACCAATAACAGATGGTCAAGATGTTACTAAATATAAAATTAATTTTGTACATGGAACGGTTGGTTATCAAATAGAGATTGCTCAAAAAGTAGGAGATACTTTTACTGATGTATTAAATTTAAGTCAGTTAACAAAACCTAAAACTAGCACAAGAATTAATCCTGAAAAAGCTCGTGAGGTATTAGACACAAATATTTTTGAGTTACTTCCAAATCAAACAACTCGTCAAGATACGATAAATCAATTTTTTGTAGACTTCAATGAGTTAATAGGACAAAAACCATCATTTCAAGATGTTGATGGCGATGGTGCTGGTGAACTTCCTGATAACTATGAACAAGATGAACAATCTCGTATTAGTTATGAAAATCAAAGGAATGCTTATATAACGAGGTTGGATGAACAGGCAGCTCAAGATACTAATAACCAAGGTAAAACCCTTGAGTCTATGAGAAATAAACTTAACACTTATCTTGGTGATGTAGACAATGTTATTGATACTTTAGAAGATACTAGACCTGAATATGAAAATGTATCAGAAGGATTTCTTAAAATAAGAAAACCAAATCAGGCTATAATATTAAGGGCACCAAATAATGATTTGTTAGAATTTCAAAAAGATGATTCTTATTTAGTGGATGGATTTACAATAACAATGTGGGTACGATTCGTAAGTAAAACATCAGAAGGAACTCTTTTTAATTTTGGAAATCCTTTAGTTGATGGTGGTGTTGGTTTGAGATTAGACACAAAAGTAAATCAATATGAAGGTAAAGATTATCGTTATATTAGATTGATGGTTAGAGATAAACAAAATAATTTCTATGATAATAATTTTGGTACACAAGGTTTAAATAGATTCGGTCACAGAAGTTTTGGTACTAATGAAACAAATTATCCAAATGTTCATAAAGCATTTCCACAAATTGCAACTAATAGATTAGACGAGTGGTACTTTATTTGTGCTACTTATAATCCAAATGTAAATGAACTTCCATATAGCGAACATCAAAGTTGGATGAGACAAAACAAACAATATTGGTTAAATCATGTTAATCAGAATCAACAAATAGTTCCCTTTAGTGGACAAGGAGCTAAATGTAAAGTGGAGTTAATAAGTCGTTCTGATTTATTAAATGCTCGTGGATATATAGGAAGACCATTAACTGTACTTTCTAAATTAGAAGATGCTATAAGTATACAATCTTCATTTACATATGAAATTATTGATAATCAAGAAAATCAAGGAAATAATCAAACTACTGTTAACTTACCCATATCTAGTTTTCAGTATCAAATAGTAGGAGTTTAAAATGGCTGAAGGTACAGGAAATACACAACAAGGACAACAAGATTCTGGTGGTGGATTTGAATCTACAAATCCATTCGTAGAGGTTCAATTTACAGATACCTCTAGTGGAGCAGATAGTGTTCTTTGGAATTTTGGGGATGGTAATGCATCTACTGAAAGAAATCCAAAACATAAATTTTATGAAAATGGTAATTACAATGTTACTTTAACGGTAACTAATTCTGCTGGAGAAGCAATATCTCAAGAATCTGTGCAGGTAAATGGTATTGGTCAAGATTCAGTTCCCTTAACAGAAGAAGATCCACCTATTGATGAACAAGGTACTGAAGAAGAAGAAATAATATATGGATGTACAGATCCTACTGCTACTAATTATGATGCAAATGCTACTCAGGATAATGGTAGTTGTCAATATGAGCCTGAAGAGGATTCGGTTTATATAGAACCGAAACCAACAAGTCCACCTACTGGATATAATCCAGCAATGAATATATTACAAATTGGCACTATGAGCTTTAAAAAAATGTGGGAATGGGATGGTTTTAATTGGGTATTTGGTTACTTACATCCAGATTATACATCAAATACGGATACATCAGGTGATGATGCATCAGGCGATGATAGTGATACAACAGGTGATACATCACCTAAATATTCATATAATTTAGAGGGACAATTAAATAACAGACAATACAATTCGATAAATAATACCACAAGTCTGTTTATAGTGTTAAATGCTGTTAACAGTCCAGGTCTAATTCCTCAGATTCAAAATTATGTGAATGTGTCAAACGCTATAAGAATTAACGGATCTTTTAGTACAATTACTAATTTCGAATATAATTCATCTGATAATAGTGGTAGAATTACTATTCAAGGGAATATGGGAAATAGTAGTGCTTCCGATGTTAATCCAACAACCGCATACAACTTTGAAATGATTATAGAAAGTGATACTGAATTAGATGCAAACACAAGTGGAAACACCAGCGGAGATACAGGTGGAGATACTGGTGGAGATGATGGTATTCGTGGATGTACAGATCCTCAAGCTGATAACTTCAATAGATTTGCTACCATAGATGATGGTAGTTGTGAATACTCATCTGGATATTAATGGCTATTTTTACAAAAGCAGAGGACTTGTTTGGGTTATTTAATCAATCAGTTGGTGGTGGTGCAATAGAGGGTGGACAACCAGGATATGAAACTAGAAGATTTTTTCAACCTAAAGTTGGATTAGATGCTATAGTTAAAAATCCAGGATATTTAGATACTTCCGAAGATAAACCTTATCCAACTGATGTAGTTAGTTATAATGACAGAAGACAAATTTTAGGGACTATTACTTTAAACAATAGAGATTGGTGGGAAAATAGTAACTATGATAAAACATCATTTCAACCTTATTTAACTGATGAAAAAAAAATTGTTTTTAATCAACAAGTTAAGATTGATGGAAGTGGGAATAAAATTATAGTTAATGAAGATAGAGATAAATCTGGTTTCTTTAAATTTTCTATTGATGCTGCACCTTTCGTAATAAATCCAAATACAGATGAGATTGTAAGATTAGATAGATATTACGATAAAGATATAGATACTGAAAAATATAATTTAGCAACCGAAGGTAAGATAAACTATTATATTTACCCACGAGGTGATGCCAGAACACCAGCTGGTAACATAGATACATTTAAATCTAAAGGTAAAAAAACAGATGCTGGTGAGAATGTGTTTGATAGATATGCTAGAAATCCAAATTCTACTCGTGGTTATCACCTTTTTCATTTGGATTGGGGTGATGGAACTCCTTTAGAACATATAAGAGAAACTAAAGTTTTAGAAGGAAATACTTTGTTAGAACACATATACGAAAAACCAGGATTTTATACAATCAAAGGTGTGGTTATGGCATTTGATGGTGATGAAATAGGTTGTTGGGAAAAATTTGAAACAAATTTTTTACTTAATCCATCTCCTAATTATGATGTTGATTTATATGATTACGAAAACTTTGCTACAATAGGTGGTATAAGCAATGATTCTGTTTTGGTAAAATCAGCAACAGATATTATTGGAATTAATCCTTTAACATTTGATGATGAAAAGTCTTCTGTTAAATTAGTAGAAAATATTAATTTGTTTGATAGGTTAAGTATATATAATTTTTTAACAAAGATTGACCATACGATACTTAATGAATACCTATCTGATTTTGATGATTACACTAAAGAGATAACTGATGAACCTGGTCCTATGATGATGGATGGTGAAATCATAGGGTGTTTAGATCCACAGGCTTTAAATTACGATCCTAATGCTGAACGAGATATTACTGTTGGGAGTATATGTGATTATGGTTTAACATTGAAAATAGTAGCACCTACTTTTGTAAATAGATTAGGAGAGAATGATCCGAATGCTCCAAATTTTCATATCGACCTATACCTTGTAAATGATACCGAAAGTATATTAGGTAGTATTCCAGAAGATAATCCTTATTATTTAGATTCACCAAAAGTTTTACAAGGTCAACCTGATTTACAAAACGGTTATACCGGAACTGAAACTCTTCCAATTGGAGCTCAAAATCCATTTTATGCAATTGGTAGAAAATTAGCATATCAACAGGCATTAGGAGAGGATTGGATTAACTATGATGCAATTGATAGTAATTCAACAAAGAAAACTGTTCAGACCAATCCTACCAATTCAAGTAATAAAACTAGAAATATAACAAAAAGTCAATTACTAAATGCTAAAAGGATTCTTATTGGTGTAAGAGCTCCAGAAACAGGTGGCGGTCAAGGTTCTCAAACCACAGTTGCAGTAGAGTCATTTAGTTTTGATGTAGAAGCCGTTCCACATTCATCGGAAGATGCACAAGCGTTGGGTAGAAACTTACCAATATTAAGTTCTAATGATGTAAATAATATTTATGATAATGTATCATCAACTCGTTCAGGCGATCCATATGAAATATTGTATAGTAATTATTTTCATCCAACTAAAGGTGCAATTAATTTGAGAAAAACAAATGGATCCGGAGAGATATTAACAGGTTGGTTTTATAAGCTAGGTCAACAATTACCAGTAAACGAATTTGGTAATAGACAACGAACTGGAGTAGCAAGTGATTGGGTAGTTACTAAAGATAAAATAAATTTTTTAGAATTGGATATAAGTGAACTTCAAGATGCTGGAGCTACTGATGAAAATGGTTTGAATGGAACATATAATATAAATTTCAATCTTACATACACACAATCTGATGGTGGTAGTACAGGTAATATTACTGGACCGTAGGATTTATTATGGCTAAAATACACAACGGAATAGTTAATAATAAATTAAAAGACTCACTTAAAGATAGTGGGTTAAATGATTTTGATTTAGCAACAACTAAAATGTACAAGGGCGTTAAACCAATGTTTGAACATTTAGGTTTTAAAAGTTCAACATTTGATAAACCAAACGAACAAACTTATTGGAAAAATCATATACCATCTGATTTTAATTATTTTAATTTATCTGGTGTAAAGACAAGAGTTATCGAAGTAGATGGAGATGTCGGAGTTTCGAAAGGAGCTAAAACATCGAGAGAATCTTATAGAGAAATATTTATAGATGAGAATGAAGAACAAGTTTGGGACAATGGGTATTATTATCCTGTACTTCCTCGATTAAATAAATTTGGCGTATTTGATGAAGATGTTGATGTAACTTTGTATGGTGGTGAAAATCCTCCAATCACAAATTTAGATGAACAAGATGAAGACTTAATACTAAATTTAAATTTTAATGATTCAGATACCGATGATATAATAGATAAATCAGATAGAATGAAAGTTAAGTATAATAATGATTTTGAATTAAAATTAGATAAAAATTTAAGATTATTTAATTCAACCGATAGTGAACCAGATCCGATAGAAGATGATGATTTAGAACAGGCATTTTAATGGCATATAATAAAAAAAATAAATCTCCAAGTGTAAAAACACCAGGTGTTTATCGTGACGCTACAGATAAACAATTGGGTTTAGATAACGATGATTTAGAAAATCTTTCTTTAGGAAATTGGAACTCACTTTTTAGAGGTAACAAGTTATTGTTATCAGGTGATTTATTAGATGTCATAAAAAGCAGAAGTGGTATTCCTGTTAAGATACGAACATCACCACCAAAAAACGGAGATAGAGTTCTTGTTTGGAGATTTAGAAGAAATATTAGTGATGGTTATTATGAAGATCCAGGACAAGGAATTTATGATAATAGAATAAAAATTATACAAGGTCCTTTCTTTGAAACTCTTAGTGATGAAGAGCAGATAACCGGTACTAATGATGACAATCAAGGAATAAAAAAAAGTAGGTTAGAAAGAACAGATGCTGTTTATCGCAGATTTTACGGAGATAATAATGTACAGATATTCAGAAACGATAATAGAATTGTATTAACATCAACCACACCAATAAACGGATTTAAGTTTGAAGAAGATACAGGAAAATTATTAGAAAGAGAAGAAGGTTCTCGTGATATAAGTTTAGTGATAGACTCAGGTTCTTTAGATAAATTAGACTTTCATGTCATTGAAAGAGCAATGAGTATGGATGAAAGAAACACATGGAGTGATTCAGGTGCCTTTAAGGGTAGAGATCAATTATTTACTCATGAGTTAATAGTTGTAGTTAATTTTGATATACAAGCTTTTAATGTACCTCAAGATATTATGGATGGATTAAATAACATACAATGGAATTTTAATGTTCCCTCAAATATAGAATCGTCACAAGCTTTTGATTCATATCCACAAAATTCAGCTGGTGCTATAGGATTAAGAGGGTTTGGTGAAAGTGAAGGGAACAGACATGGGTATAGTGGTCCTAATAATGAGTCAATGGATTTTCCTTTCTCTACAGGTGTATCTTACCCATCTTTAAATTTTTTTAGTGGAGAACCTCATTTTGGTGGGTATGGTTATTATAGTGTAGATAATAGTGAAGTAGGTGGACAGAGTTATGGTGTTAACATAGGAGCAGTAGAATTTGATTTAGCTGATGACTGGCAAATTAATTGGAATTGGTCTAATGGATTAAGATTTTCTAACGATTTAACATTTTCAGCAAATGGAGATAGGTCTTCATTACAAGATGATCAAGTACGAGCTTTAGATAACCATTTTAATTTTTTAAATTATCCTACTTTTGAACTTGATATAGCAATAAACGATCCTGAATACATAAGGGGTTTAAGTTCATTTGATGAGCCTGTAGATTTTATTGTTTATAGTGAAACAGATAAAGGTACAGAATTATTGTATTATGATTCAGAAGATGATGAAGATGATTATATGGAGACTTCTTATCCCGTAAATGTTAAATTAAATATTGGGTTATTTGATGATGCAGATAATTTTCAAAATAGCACAACTGGATTTGATACAGATTTAATAGTTTCTGCTTTTGGTGGTGGTGGAATATCCGCTAGAGATTTTTTAAATGATCCTCTAGGTATTAATTTATCATGGTATGCATCAAGACCAACATTATGTTATTACAAATACCAAGTGATACAATGGGGTGATGAAAAACAATTATTGACTGATGAACAAATAGAAAATTCTTACTTTTTTAATTTTTATAATAATGATGAATATCCAGAGCCTGGTGACTTCTTTTATAGAAAGTATCAACAAGCTCAACAAGTAGAATCCATTTCTATAAATGAGCAACTTGAACATTCATATAATACTCCTGGTATAAAAACAATAAAAATAATTGTGTATCGTTACCATCCAAATGGAGCATTTATTCTTCAAACTAACTTAGTTACAAATAATATTGTCGTTGGAGATGGGGTATTAAAATCACAAGACTTTTCTATTTTCGGTACTAGTGATTTTAATTTCATACCTATAACAGACAATCAAGTAATCATAGGTGGATTTGATAATGATTCAAAATATAATAACTCTATGGAACAATTAGTAAAAGATGATTTATTTTCAAGAGATGAATTTTTAGATAGAGTTGCTTCAAATGATTTTATAGATAAATTTAATAGTCAACTTTTAGGAGAAAACATTTCTCAAATGGATGTCGGTAATACAAGAATGTTTAATAAGCCAAAAGATATCTATGACTTTATTGGTGGAAATAAATTAGAATGGATAAATGAATCATTAGGAAGTTTACCTATCAATAGTTTAGCAACCGACATATTTATAGATGATGAAGATTGTATAATGGATATAGATCCATCAAAATCTGAATACTTAGCACTAAAAAATAATTTAGGAAAAGCTAAAGGTATATTAATTGGAGATTATGAATTAACTAAAACAGAAGGATCACCTGTAACTAAACAAGGTATCATGAAAACTCCTAAAATAGATAAAAATCAAGATAGACAAGCATTTTAATGGAAATATTACAACCATATAATAAAACTACTTTACAACTAATATCAGACCAATTAGAATATCAATTTGATTCTACTAATTTAACAGATGGTATAATAAAACTATCAGTATATACTGATATAGGATCTTACTTAGATGATGAAGACCTACAACAAGACATTGATTTTTATGTAAAAGATAATGAGTTTTTTATTAAACCAAATGAATACTTAGATAGAAATGGTTTTGCTGAAGGTAACTATAATTTACAATATGATTTTTTAAAAAGATTAAATACAAGCGGTTTTAATATATCTGAAATATCCCCAAGTAGAAAAGAAATAAGATTAACTATAATTGGTAGTGAAGTGAATGATAATACTAGAGATATTATTGTCGAATTTATGCAAGGGGATAGTGGTGTTTACCAATTTAATTCTAATTTTGAATTATCACAAGGTCGTTTAATTCCAATCAATGGATTTGCTTTTGATGAAGTTACCAATAATAAAAGAACTTTAATATTAAAATTAAACGAACCATTGCCAACTGATGTAGAAGTTTTATCTACAGAATTTAATATATCAAATAAATTTTTATCATCACAAACAGAAACTGTATTTTTTATTGACCGAGAAGGTCTTGCTATAAGTGGATTGGGATTGACTATCGATGAAGGATATTCTACTACACCTACAGCAACAAATGATTCTTACTCTAATTATAATTCTATAACATCTTCTGTTGGTGAAAATATAGTAGAAGAAATAAATCGTCAACAAAAAGACCTTAACTTAAATATAGATTATCAAAAATTTGATGGTCATGTGTTTTTTGGTTCAGCAAAATCTAAGTTAGAAGGATTTAAAAATAAAAATGTAAGGTTAGAGGGTTTATATTCTGAGTTAAGTTCTTCTCTTGTTTATTCTAGTAGTTTAAAAATAATAGAAAGAAGAAAACATTTATTTAAAGAAATTAGAAAAGTTGAAGATGAGTTTACTCATTATGAGCATTTTATGTATAATGATGGACAGTCATACTCTACATCATCTGCTCCAAGTGTTAGTAACAATTTAGCTGGAACAAAATACACAAATTTAGTTGATAACGATTTTACTAAATTACAAGACCAAGAGGGATTTGATAGAGTTTATAAAAAATCAGAAAATGGTTTTATACATCTTTTTACTGATGTATATAATGTAGAAAGACCACCATTTTATAGTTCAGATGAATCTTTTTATATTTCTTTTATGTTACGAGGTGGTGGTGCTGACGATGAATACGATTTAAACTTTGCTTCCGGTGGTTTTGCTAATCAAAGATATGATAGGTCAGGTGGTGGCGAAGTTGGTAATTATGGGTACTTTAAAGATAGACAAATACCATTTAATGCTTGGAGTGGTTCTATATTAGCAAATCCACAAACAACTGGTTCACATTATCAAAGGTATATTTTTCAAGGACAACAAAGATTTTTTAGGCCTGTTAAAAGTGGAAATCTTGCTATAATAACAGGTCTTGAAAGTTATGAAAAAAATTCTACATCATGGGAAATACTTTCTGGCTCAAATTCAATATCAGCATCTACAAAAGGTGGTATCGGTGATGGTTTTGCTTATTCTATGCATGATTTAACTGGTGTTTATAATCCATATATGTTTCCATCTCAAATTCAAGAAGATGGTACATTAAGTATGAATGATTTTGTTACCGGTTCTATTTTACCACAAGGAGATTTATTTCCAATTTTTACACAAGAAGCTGGCAACAAACAAGCATTTTTTACAGATGTGGTTGTATCAAAAAATAATCCAACTAATATTCATCCTTTTTCAAAAGTATATAGACCACCAAGTGGAAGTTATGGTGGTTCATCCGAATGGAATAGCTGGTATAATACAATGGAAACTATTGCTGAAGATTATGATACAAATAATATTAATTCATTAGTAAATAATTTACCTGAATTTTTGAGAACTAGCAATGAACATAAAGTTCTTCGTGATTTTGTAAATATGTTAGGTGAACAATTTGATTTATTAAGAAGTTATATTGACAATTATCATAACATATATAAGTTAGGGTATAAAAATCCAAATGGAATGCCAGATAATCTTTTACCTATTATTGGAAATAGTTTAGGATTTGATTTAAAAAACCCAATTTCTAGTAGTTTAAGTAATTACTTAGATTCTACTCGTGGTGATGAAATTGGCGACAAAAAAGCTATTGCTTCTCTTTGGACAAAAATATTAAATAACCTAGTTTATATTTACAAAACAAAAGGAACACAAGAAGGTATTAATACGTTATTAAGTTTATATGGATATGATCCTAGTTCGTTTAAATTAACTGAATATGGTGGCTCAAGAGAGGAACACAACCCAACCGTTCTAACAAATAATATTGCTAATGATTTAGATAATGGATTGAAAAATGTAAAAGGTAATGTTTCCTTTTTAGAAAAAAATGAAAAATTTAACACAATGAATTTTTCAGAAAAAGAAAATAAACTAGCATTAGATTGGTATTCTAATGATGCTGAACCAAATGGAGTTGAATTTGTTTTTAAAACTACAAGGACAAAAAATACACAAAAAATATTAAAATCAAGTGGATCTGCTTCAACTAAAGATAATTGGGATGTAAGAATTATACCATCTGGTTCTTCAAACACCGTAGGTAAAGTGGAATTTAGACTAAATAATTCTACTGGAGCTAGTAGTGTTTTAACAAATAATGCTGTATCAATGTCTACTGATTATATAGATAATATTAATGATAACAAATTTTTTAATGTGATGTTACAAAAAAATATTATAACAAGTTCAGCTAAAGTTACCCAATCTTATAGTTTATTTGTTGGTAGACAAGACAATGATTCAATAAAAGACATTCAACATATATCCATGTCTACATTTAATGTTAACGCTAATCAAAACTTTATGACATCATCAGGTCAAACAGATAATAATTTTATTATTGGTGATGAGATGACAGGTTCTATAGGTGAAGTTAGAGCTTGGGATAGTGTTATTAGTATGTCTAAATTTAAACAACACATTCTTAATTATAAAAGTGTTGTAGGTGGTACGGCAACTGCTCCAAGAGATAACTTAATTTATCATTATCCATTAGGTGAAGGAAAAAAAATTACTACTATAAAAGATATTTCTTCACCAAGTAAAGTTAAAAATTTTGATAAATCATTATCAGCACAACCAAAGTTAAGTGCCATTACAAGTAGTGTAACAACTGTAAAAAATTATGCTTTTCAAGTTAGAGGAACTGATGCTATAAAAAGTGATAAACAATATTATATTGGTTCTGCTATGAAATATTATGGAGAATTAAATCCAGATACGAAAACTTTAGGATTACCATATAACCCTCAAGACAATCAAGAGATAATAAATAAAATAGGAAAGTCTTATTCTTATGTAGATGCTATTGATTCTCTTGTTATAAACGCTATGTCTGATTTTGTATTAGACGATTACATAGATGATTATGATAATAATGGTATTTACGATGACTTAATTACTTTAAGAAAACAACTTATTGATGAGAGATTAATAAAAGTAGATGTTGTTAATAATTTATCTTCCGTAGAATCAAGAGTTGATAATCCAGAATTTATTGAGTCTTTAGAATCGGTGTTAGCGGCAAGAACAAAATTAGAATTTTCTTATGAAGTAAAAAACGATACTCTTTTTAGAGCTAGAATTAAAAGAGCTAGTTTACAAACACAACTTAATCCAAATCAAGTTATAGGTTCAGCTAGTTTAGTAGAACCAACTCTTAGTGTAAACTTTAATGAAAACAAACATGAAAAAAATATTAATGTTTTTACAGATGAAGTAAGTATAAATGGATTGTTAAATCAGAATAAGTACGAAAAATCTATCGATGTTCTTACAGATGAATTGGGTATAACCTCTACTGTTAACGATAAAGTTCATACAAATGAATCCGCTCCATTAGATATTGTTAATTTATCAAACTCATCAAATCAAACTGTTTTTAATGTAGAACCAAATAACTTTACTGATTTGTTATTAGGTTCTAAAAATGAGTTTTATAAAAATAGTGGAATTGGTGTAAATAATACATTTTTTAAATCTGGTAATCCTGGTAGTGATGGAAACTACAATACTTACAGATATGAAGATAGATTTTTCTTTAATAGTATAGGTGATACAGAAGAGTTTTTTCCTGTAAGTGCATCTTATAAAAATAGAACTGGTTTAAATGCTAAACAACCTTTTCATCATCATGATAATTTTAGACATTTTGGAAATCGTTATTTTGTAGATAGTGGAAGCGGATACACTTACAATTCTTTTTTTGGTGGAGATGATGTTACCGTAGATGGTAGAATGGTAGGTAGGACACTTTTCTTTAAAACAGATATAAATGGAAACATAACATATCCAATTAATCATTACTTTAAAGTTGGAACAAGTAAAGACGGTTTAACAAACCTTATTTATAAGGGTACACAAAATGATGGATCTAATCCACCACAATTTGATAAAGAATTAGATGTATCACCCAAAATTCCAGCATACACAATTAATGTAGGTGGTTCAGATACTACTAGAAAGTTAAAAGTAATAAGGTAAAATATTTTTTGAGTATATTTATAGATAGTAATATTATAACATAAGGACAGAATTATGGGAATTTTAGATAATGATACGGTAATAGTTGACGCTATTCTAACTAAGATAGGTAGACAAAAACTAGCAAATGGACAACCATTAGGTGTTTCACAATATGCCTTCGGAGATACAGGAGTTGATTATACACTTTATAATGCTTCTCATCCAAGTGGCTCAAGTGCTTATGGAAGTGCTATAACTTCACTTCCAATGTTAGAAGCCGTACCAGACGACAATGTATTTTTAAGATATAAATTATATGGTGAAGGTGAAAGAAATGTTCAAAACTTTTCTTTTATTACAATAACAAGTGGAACTTCGGTTACCATAACAAAAGTTGCTGGTCAGACTGAAAGTACTCCTATTGATATAATCCCAAGAGTTTTTCCAACTGTTGAAGGGGCTGAGTATACTTTTAAAATTTTAGATGTAAGGGGATTAAATCCAAATGCATCATTTGAAAGTGGAAATTTTAATGAAAATAATCTACCGCCATTTGACCATCCAGATCCTATAATTGCTACTGTAAGAGGCAATGCAATTAGAATAAATGCTATATCTCAACAGATTACATCTCAAAGGTCTATTGGTATTGAAGTATCAAGAGATGGTGCTGCTTCAGCATTTGTAACTGTAACAATTCAAGCGAATAACACAACAACGTAAGGTTTAAGACATGATAAAAACATTTAACTTAAATGAAGATACAATAACAACACAGATTACTGTAACCAATGGATTTTTTGATGGTGGAGTTGGAACTGTAGTTGGATTGGGTGGTGTTAATTTAACAACATCTTCTTTATCTTCTACTCAAAAATCTTATTATTATAACTTACAATATAATTCTAAAGACCATTTTAGTGTAACTTATGGACATATAGGTGGTAGTGGTAGTGCAGTAGAAACTGCAACTCAAGAGGGTACTACTCAAGCTATTTATAAACAATTTTATAATTTCACAGAAACTGAACCAGAAAGTATAAGAGATGGTGCTGGTTGGTCTATGGTTGATGGAACTGATAGTACTAATGCTGTATCTCAACCTGATGTTTACATTCTTGCTGCTGAAAGATTACAAATGAAAGATAGGTTAAATCCTGGTACTTGGACACTAACTCTTTCAGGTTCAGATACTGATGGTGCTCTTACACAAATAAAATTAACTGATGATTCTAAAACTGTAGATGCTGAATCTGCTCCATTTGGTCCTAGATATAATATTGTATCTGGTTCTGCCGGAACTGTACAAGAAGCTTATACTTCTAAAACTTATGGATTCTTTTATCCTGATGCTGGATTGATGGTATTTAGTGCCAATGCTCTTTCAAGTAGTATACCAGGAACTTCTGGATATATTGCAAGTGGTAGTGGGGTAGATACCGAAGGTTCTGGTTTAGCGTCAGATTTAAGAGTAACTAACCTTGCTGATAATGCTAATAAAATAGCTGTTGCTTTACAAAAAGGTTCTGTAACACTTCGTTCTGAAGAACAACAATATATTTATGACTATTTTTGTAGAGCTAAAGCTAGTGAATATAATCTTTCACAGAACTTAACTTTTTGGAGTGGTTCTACTTATGAAATAAGACATAGTGATATGGTAACAAATCCTCAAACTTTTATAAGTGAAGTTGGACTATATGATAATCAAAATTCATTAGTTGCTGTTGGTAGATTAAGTTCACCCATTAATAAAAACTTTAGTTCTGAAGCAATCGTTAAGGTTCGTTTAACTTACTAATGTCATGGAATGTTTAAACAATTTACATCTGAAAATCAGAACACTTACGACTGGAAAGCACATAAGTCATTTACTTTAAGTCAAGATAGTGTTACACGACATCAGTTTATAAAAGATTCGTCTAATGCAATATCTAAAAGTTATTATGATTTTGCTCGTATAAATTTTTATCTTAGCGGTTCTACATCAGATGAATATGGTAGTCAATTTACTATAGGAAAAGATGGTTCTGGTAGAGATACCTTTTTAACAAAGTTTTATAATGAAGGTTCAATAGTTTTCATTCCACAAAATAAATTTGACGAAGGAATAAAAAGAGGTAGTTTTCAGTTAATAGATAATGAGACAAGTGCTATTATCGTAGATGATAGCAACGGAAATCTTTATTCTACAAATGCTACTTTTTCACAGTCGGTGTCGGCACTATCATCATCCGACAACTATGTAGGAAATATTTTTTATGATGTAGGGGTTGTTACTCTTACTGAAACTGCTTCTTTTAATGGTTCAGATGACTATACAGATGTTACAAGTGGTAATTATACAATTACTTATAAAGGAACAACTGTAATAAATACTTATGAATGGACATGTGATACTCAAACAAATGAGTTAAACGATACGACTAATATGACTGTTTTTCATTCAAATGGATTAGGTCAGTTAAAAGATAATTTGACTGGAAGTAATTTTCCAACTTATATATCTGAAATTGGATTATATGATGACCAACAGAGTTTAGTGGGGTATGCTAGATTATCAAAACCTATACCTAAGAGTCAAAAAATACCGATGAAATTTCTATTAAGATTAGATTATTAATTATATTTATAAGTAACGGGAGAAATAAAATGTGTAATTGTAAACAATGTGATTGTGGTGCTTCATGTGAATGTAAGTGT